AAATCCAGAATCCGGGCCTCCACGTGGGCCGCGAATTCCTCCTGGCTCATAGTTACGCTATTCATGCGCATCCACACCTGATAGCCGACGTCCAGATTGGGTTCGTACACCGCGCCGTAATCCCCCCACCCCGCCTCTCCGTTCCCCGGCATGTGATAATTGAACACCGCCTCGATCCGCCGTTCCCATCTATAGCTCGCAAAAATAACCGACGTCCCCTCCACCGCGCACCTTTCCACATACTCGACGAACGATTCCTTGTTCGCCAGAATGGCCACCCCTTTTGGGCGAGACGGATTATCCTGGTACTCCTCCAAGCTCGCCACTTTCCATCCCTCCGGCGCCACCACCGCGGGGTACTCCTGAATAGTCCCATTGGCCGCCACCGCCGCGCCGGCCTCCATCGCGGAAGTAAAGATATTTTTACTATCGTTTTTTTCGTCAACCATTTTGTTTCTCCTTCGCCCCAACATTCACCGGGAACAGGGGCGCCTGTTTAGGATGATCCAGTTGCAACCCCCCGTCCGCCACGGGGAAGTAATATTGCGCCAGTGGCGCCCACACCGGCGGCGCGCACTTCACCTTCCCCGTCACCGGGATGGCCCCGCTCTCGCTCGGTTCCCCGAACCGCAGGGTGAGGGTCAACACCCCCGCTTTCCCCGTGTCCCGGACCGACGCCACGAGATTTTTGTACTCGTCATTCAGCAGGCCCACCAGGGCGCCGCCCCGGTGATTGGCCAGCAGGTCAAGAAACGTTCTTTCGTTCTCCGCCACTTAATATCCTCCCGTTTAATTTGTTAAAAAAAAACGCCGGAACCGGCCCGCAATCACGATGATCGACTGGGAAACAACGTTATCCGGCCATATCCCCCAAGGACATGACCAGCGCAAACCGGCTCCGGCGATATCATTTATTTTCCTCCTTCATCATCGTTAAAAAACGGGGACGGAAACGTGGGGGGCGTCGTCTCCGCCCCCTGGGAGGAGGCCATCCCGCCGCGCTGGCACACGGCGGAACAGTAGGTTTTTTTATCGAACATCCGCCAGCCGTCGTCATGCAACAGGTCCCCCACAGCCTGGCAAGTGGCGCACAGAACCCGCGCGGTTTGCGGTTCAGCGGACATGACGGCCGTGCCTCCTCTTGATCTTAAACGGCCCTTTTATCCGGCTGGGCAAGTCCTTCGCCCGGCATACCACCGCGATTACCAGCCGTTTTGTCATCTCATCGCCCTTTCCGCCAGATCGAAATCCACCCCTACCATGCTGTACTTCGCGTTGTGGCGTTTGGGGTTGATGACGTCGTTTATGAGTCCGATAATGTTGCTACCGAGGATGGCGATCCCCCGGAGTTCCTCGGTGGTGACGGCCACCCCGCCGGAGCTTTCCGGGCGCCGGGACTCGTCCAGGGCCTGGATCATCCGGGCGGTCTCCACCAGCAGGCGGCGTTCCGGATCCATGATCGGCCCCACAATCGACCCGTCCAGCCGGGAGACATGGAACCCCTCCTCCGCCAACATGGAGACGGCGGGCCGGAAATCGTTCAGTATCCGCTGAAGCAGGAACCACCGCCCCACGGTAAAACACCGTTCGTTATCCACCGCCAGGGCGTTGGCCACCGTGTGGGGAAACGCATACCCCAACGCCACGGCCAGACCCGCAGTCATCTCCCCCGGCACAACTGGCCGGGTGAACCGTTTCACTCTCTGTTCATATTCCACGTGGGATTCCATAATTAGCGGACTCCACTCGTTAACGTTGATTCCCGGAGGGAGGAGGAGATAGATTTATAAATAGACCGGACGGGGAGAGGAAGGGGGTATGGAAGGCCCCCCGCCCGGCTGGGCCGTGTTGGTGGGCACGGCTGGTGGCGAAAGCCCGTGGCGGCCGGCTGACGATGACGTCTCCGTCCACCCGGCGCTTCCGCCAACTCAAAACTGGATATTGAACCCGATAAATGCGATATTAAAAGGGAAGCCCGGCGGATAGCGATATGACCCAAATCTTGGCAGAGAAGAGTGATGGCCGCCGCCGGGCTTTTCCTTGGATTATTTTGACCGCCCATACTCTTCTCTCTGCCATTTGGTTCTCATAAGATGAATATTGCGCCTAACCTAAAGAATAGTCAAGAAAAAAATGAGCCTAGCCTTAATTATTTAGGCGGAAGGATCGTAACCTTAAGGAAATCTTTGGGTTATAAACAATATGAATTTGCGAAAAAAATAGGGATATCCCCGTCCAGTCTCAATCTTTTGGAAAAAGGGCATAACAAGCCAAGCCGCGAGACCATCAAAAAGATAGTAGAGGCGACCGATTGCGACCCTGCGCTGTTCCTCCTGGGCGAAGACAAAGCGAATATCGGAACCGCCGAGTTCGCCGAGAAGGCGGCAAGTCACCTGACTTTCGATGACGCGCTCTTCCCCCAAGCGGTCAAGGCGGGGGAAAAAGATATCCGAGCCGAAGCCCTGCAACGAATCAGGAAAATTTTTGACTTGATGGAGGATGAGGACGTTAAAACAGCCCTGGAGGTGATGGAAGCTTTGGGGCGGAAGAGGGGGAAATGACTTGACTCTCCGTCCCGCGCGGATTAGGCTAAACGTGTTTAGCATGGAGGATTCTGTATGCTTGGAATAAGGTTGCCCGCCGATATAGAAAAACGCCTGGACAAACTGGCCAAAAGGACCGGCCGGACCAAGACTTATTATGCCCGCGTGGCCATCCTCGGGTACATAGACGACCTTGAGGATATTTACTTGGCCGAGAAGGAGATTGAAAATATCCGCACCGGGCGTAGCCGCACATACACGATAGAGGAGGTTTCCAAAGAGCTTGGCCTGGACGATTGAGTTGTCATCCTCGTCCCGCCAAGCCTTGGCCAAGCTGGACAGGCGGGTATCAAGAAGGATTCTCCAGTTTCTGACGGCTCGCCTGGCGCCGGTTGAGGATCCGCGAAGCTTGGGCGAAGCCCTCAAAGGTCCAAAATTCGGTCCGCTATGGAAGTACAGGGTGGGGGATTATCGCGTTCTTTGCCAGATGCGGGACTCTGAACTCGTCGTGTTGGTTGTCCGGATCGGCCACCGCAAAGACGTATACCGATAGCCACTCTCCCCCTTGACATTCCCTCCGCTCTGGCGTATATTCTTACCATCAAGAGGGGATTCCGGGGATTATTTGGAGGGTATCATGCGCCGTCTGTCTATTATCCCGATATGTCTTCTCGCGTTTATCTCCTGCGTGTCGGTGACCCACTTGAAATCCCCGGATTACGAAACCAACGCCAACAAAAATCACTTCCCCTTGAAAGACTTGTTCTATTTCAATTCCGCCAAAAGCGAAAAGGTGGGATCGTCGGTCGAGGTGGGGGCGTGGCTTTTTGCTTTGGATGGAAAACAAAAGTATTGCCGGCTTGATATTAAAATCACCAACAATACCGGCGCCGCCGTTGTCTCCCCCGAGAATATCGAGTTGTTTGACGCGAAGAATTCCACATTGCGCCTGCTATCTCCCGCAGACGCGGTTTACCTCGCCCACGGACAAACTTCAACGAGCGCTCTTGCTTCGGCAAGCGCGTTTCAGTCCGCCGCGTCTATGTATAGTTATTCCAACCCAAGCCCGGTCAACTCATTCACTTACGGCTCCATTTATCAAACTACTCCAACAAGCTATACATACGCCGGAAGCTCCTATTACCAACAACAACCCAATTACGCCGCCTCGATGATGGGAGCTATGGCCATGGGTATGGCGATAGAGGCCGCCGAGATACAGAATGAAATCGCAATTAATAACCTCCTTGCGTTACGGCCAATCAAGCTTCGCCCTGGATCGGAACATCATGGGCGAATATTTTCTTTGATTGGTCCCGAACCACTGGAGCTTGTCATAACCGTGGCTGGCGATGAGCACAAAATCATTCTGGAAAAAAACAAAAACACCGCGGGTGATCGCGGCGGGTCTATGTCTCGCTATCCCAGGAAGGCAAGCCGGGAGAATTAGGGGATAATGGGGCGCTATACGGAATATTTCAAGGGGACAAGGATATAGCGTGGCGCCATGAAAAACTTTCTTTTCTTTCTCCTGGTTCTTTTCTCCTTCGCGGCCACCGTTCCTTTCGCTCTGGCCCATGGCGGGGGGACGGATTCCAAAGGTTGCCACACTAATAAGAAAACAGGAGAATACCATTCGCCCGGTCTCCGGACCGGGCGAGGATTGAAACTTAATCCCCCGCCGCTTTCTTCGCCACGCCGGGAGGGAACCCCAGGGCCAGCGCGGCGCCTTCCTCCGTGTCCCCCTCCTCCTCCGGTCTCACCAGCTTCTTTATCCCCTGGGCCATGTCCATCACCGTCCTGACCGGCGCCCCGGAGACCACCCCCGCCGTCCCCGCCGCCAGCCGCCAGGCCCGGTAATAATCCTCGTCGTCAAACTCCTCCCCGGCCACCCAATCGGCCGCCAGTTTGGCCGTCCGCCCCGCGTCCCTGGCCGCCCTGGCCAGCCCCAGTTCCCCTCCCTGGCCGCCGCCCATCGCCCCGCCCACGAACGCTTCCGCCATAAGCCCCGCCATGAAATACCCGTTCAACGGCCCGATTATGGCCGCCCGTTTCTCGTCCTCCCAATCCCACCGCCCAAAATTAGCCACAAGCTGAAGTATGGTGGGCAACACCACGTGCATTATCGCTATGGTTTTGGCCGTCTGGGCCAGCCCCTCTTTCCCCGTGGTGATTTTCTGGACGGCCAGTAGCTCCCGTTGGGCCTGCTGTAGCGGCTGGCTAAGGAACATCGTGAACATCCGGGTCAGCGGGCTATCGCTCCGCTGATACCGGCTCATCCGGCTCAGGTCGGCCGATTGCATCGTCCGGTCGATCACAATCTCCATCTCCCGGATCGCCTGGGTTCTCGTCTTCCCCAACGCCAGGTTGTGTTTATACACCGCCCACCCACCGGGGAACACCGCCGCTTTGTCCCCCAACTCGATATTCATCATCAGGGTGTTGATCCAGTTTTTATTCTTCCGCCACGCGCCGTATTTATCGCTTTTCACCGCCGCCCGGATATCCCGCTCTATGTCCATCCCTCCATACCGGTTCCGCAGATATGGGCTGGCCGCCATCATCTCCCTGGCGTTGGCCACCGGATGCGCCAGAAAGCCCGCCACCCCCTTGGCGAACGACGCCACCGGGACCGTCTCCGCCATGGCCGGCATAGAGACGAGCTGTTTAAAGGCGATGGAGGGTTTGAGAGCCAGTACCGACGTGACGAACCGTTGCCGGTATTTCTCCAGTCTCCCCCCCAGTTGGGTTATCTCCGCCCCGCCCCTGGTCATGTCCGTCAAAAACCGGCTGATCTCTTGCCATTCCGCCATCCCCCGATATCTGATGATGGCCGCCCGCGTCTCCCCTTTGGCGAAGACGCCGTTCAACGTCCGCATCTTCTCCGCCCACGCCACGTAATGTTCCATCTCCGCGATATGCCGTTGCAACACGTCCACGTCGTTTTGCGCGGCGATCTTCAGGTCGGTCCGCACCCGGCTTTTCATCGATCCTTTGCTGATCGAAGTCCTCTGTTTCACGTCGGCCAGCCATTCAAACTCCGCCCCGGCGCCGCCAAACCCTTCCCGCCGGATGGGGGAGTAGAACTCATTTTTTGGCAAGTTCACCCCGTTCATTTCCGAGTAAACCGCGTTCACCGCTCCGTAATATTTCGCGTAAAATTTCAGTTGCCATTCCGCCCAGGCCTTATCCTGTTTCGTCAGGGCCTTCTCGATGGCGCCGATCATCTCCCCGGTGTACCCCATCCCCTGGACGTATGTCGTCATCAGGTCCGGGTCTTTCATCTCCATCCAGCGTTTCCGCAACTGGGCGCGGGTCAGTTCCAACGCCCGCGTCTCCCCCCGGTTGTCCGTGAACCTCCCCAGGTTGATCTTCCCGGAGCTATCCTTGACGATTTTGCGCACCACCTCCCGGTCGGAAGCCAGCCCAAACGATTCCCGGAACCCATCGTTCATCTCGTCGCTCCGGGCCATCAACCCCGCTTTCTGGGCGTTGTTCGTATCGTGGACGTCCAGCGCGGCAAGCGCGTCCTTTTGCCCCGGCTCCCCCGCCTTCTCGTGGAGGAACAGCCGTTCCACCAAATCAGGCCAGCCCATGTAACTGGCCATCCCCCCGGTGATCCGTTTTTTAATCCTCCCCCCCAGCGTGGGGGGAACCCATTCCTTCTCCGGATCGAACGTCCGGTCCGCCGTCCCCCCCGGATCCACGGCCGATACGGCGCGGGTGATGGCGCTGGCCGTCCGGTCGATCTCGGCGGCGGCCTCCATCTTCGCCAAACCGCGGCGAAAAACCCCCGTCAGTTTCAGGTGGACGATGTCCCCGTAAATCCCCAACACGTCTTCCACCGATTTGCCGTCCAGCCCAGCGGCGATCTCCAGCGCCCGGTTCTCCATCAGCGTTCCCAGCGGCAGCCCCCCCGGCCCCTGCTCGTCCGTCAGCGTCTCCAGGTTTTTGTCGATCAGTTTCCGCGCCCCCGCCGAGGTCATGTTAAACGCGGACCGCAACGTGTCCAGTACGGTTTGCGCCCCCGGCCCGTATCTGCTCACCGGCCGGCCGGAGACCATTTTGATCTTCGAACGGTTCAGTTCGTCTTTTATCCCCGCGATGGCGTTCCGCCTCCGCCAATCATCCACCAGATCCGCCAGCCGGGCACGGAACGTCTCCAGGTCTTTGGCCGTCCGGACGTTCTTCACCTTGGCCAGCACCTCCATCCTTCCCCGGACCTCCCGTGGGGCCGTCCGGAGCGTATCCATCATCTCCTGCTGGCGATCCGCCGCTTCGGCGTCTTTTATCGCCCCGCGCAGGTCTTCCCTGGCCCACCGGCTGGCCATCTTGCCGAACTCGGAATTCAAAATATCCCTGGCGGCGAGCGCCTTCTTGTCCAGTTCGGCCATCTTCTCATGCCGGTCCGGTTTCTGCCCCGCCGTCAGGCCGTCTTTCCTCCTCTGGATACCCTCCAGCCGCCTGTTCTCGGCCTCACGGTACTTCTCCTGTTGTCTCCGGCTTTCGGCCCACACCTTCGGCATAAGCTCTTCCAGGGCTTTGTAGCTCTTCCCAAAGGCCGTCTCCATAATCTTCTGGAACTCCGGCTCGGCGGTAATCCCTTTGGTCTCCATCTGATAAAACCCCATCCGCCCCGCATGACGAACGATCTCCCATTCCCGTTTGTTTAGAGGTGAGGGCTTCCCCGGCTTCCCGGCCAAGCTCATCCGGACGGCGTTTTTGCTTTCAAAATACTCTTTTGCCGCCGGCTTCCGGTTGGCGAACTCCACCAGCGTCTCCGCCAGAGCCTGATCCAGCCGGTCCGCCGTCCTCTTCAACGCCGGGTTTGATTCCTCTCCGCCACCGATCATCTCCCGGATTTTGCTCAAAATCCGCTCAATCGCCTCGATCACCCGGTCGTACAGCGGTTTATCCACCTTCTTGATCCGGTTCAGGAACTCCGGATCAAGGATCCTCTCCCCGGCCCGGTTGGCGGTCAGCTCCTCCAGAGCCACGTCCACCGTGATTTTCTCCCCGCTGACTCCGGCCAGCCGCCGTTCCAGGTTCGCCCGGTGCGCCTCCACGTCGGCGGGGGATATCTCCTCGGCGGCGATGGCGGAAAGTTTCTCGTACAGGTCAGGGTGGTTGTTCCGGAGGCTATGGATCACCTCATGCCCGGCCACCCGCAAGGCGGGGTCAACCGTCCTGGTGTTCAGGTATATCTTCCCCTCCTCGCCGGGATGGACAAACCCCTGCACCTGGTTATCCTCCGGGTTGCGGCTCTCGAAAAAGACCGTATCCAGCCCGAACTGGCGGGCCAGGTCTCGGGCGGCAAGATGCTCCGGGGTGGTGGGTTTGGCGATCCCCGCCTCCCCGCCGGGCAGATGACGGTTTATCTCCATTTCCTGGAGAGACTGGCGGCGCGAGGATCCCAATGCGGCGCCGCCCCCTCGCTCCCCCCGTTGACGGGGGGATTCAGGGGGGATGTTGGAGTACCTGATATCGGGGTTCCCCGGATCGAACGTCCCCCGGTTGCCAGTGGCCGATTTGATCTGAGTGGGGGAGAAGGCAATCCAATAATTTTCTTTTTTTACGTAGACGCCGTCGAAGCCATTATTTTTTGCGTAAAAAACCGCCCCCCCCTCCAAAAAGGGATTGCTACTTAAATTACCCGCGATATGAGGTTTATGTATTGATAAATACGCGGGCATCACATTGCCGCCGTTATTCCCGGCATATGCGGGGGACCCGGCAAAATCAGCGTCCTCGTGGAAGAAATACGCCCCTTGGACACTCCTGGATTCGCGTGGTTTGAATGAGGTAAAATCACTTCTTGTCCCGTGATAAACCACCAGGGGTTTCCCCTCTTTGTCCACCACTTTGGAATCGCCAAACCAGCGTTTGAACTCCGGCGTGTCGGTTTGCGAGGGCTTGCCTTTTTCCCCGGCTGGGGGTATATTGGAATCGCCACGGAGCGCTTCGGGCGTTTCAGAAGAAGGATCCTCGCCGAGGAGTGCATTCTTCGCCGTGGCCGTTTTTTTGTATGCGGTTTTCAGGGCAAGCTCCTTCCGTCCAGTCCGCATCTCCTCCACAACGTAAATATCCCCGTTGATCCGTTTCTGGTATCTAACGCCATCCAGCCCCAGGCGCCCTTTCCCCACGTACTCAACCGAATCCCATGACCGCACCACTTCCGGGATTATTTCAGCGACGTCTTTTTCCGTGACTGGGGCTTGCCCTCTTGCCGCTTCGGTTGCGGGATCACCATGTTCGCGGTGAATGTGTTTTATCTCGTACCCCGCCACTGAATGTGAATATCCCTCCACGTCCAGTCCGGTTTTCTCCTTGATCCTGGCGGCTTCGTCCGGGCTTACTTGCGAATAGACAACCTTGTCTTCTTTGGCCATCTGGCCGGGCTGAATCGCTTTCCGGAATAGGTCTCTGATTTTTCCGGTGATATCCGCCCCGAGGGAGTATTGTGTCGCCCCCCCCGCCTTGCCTTTTTCCCCGGCTGGGGGTATACTATCTTTAGAAGGCGTTGAAGCGGAAGCCGGATTCGCGAGACCGGCCAGCACCTGGCCAGAGATTTCCCCATGGGGAATTTCCCCAGACCGGAGGTTGCGATCTCCCCGCTGAACCGCCTTTTTTATTTTGTTCTCGATCTGGTTCTTTTTAAGAACATACGCGCTCTTGACCTCGTAAACGCCTCCCCTTGTCTCCACCTCGATAGCCACGGCCGTATCCTTCCCGTTCCGCCTGACAAGAAGCCTGGTGGTGGGGAGCATCCCAGCCGTTTTATAGTCCGGGCGTTCCAGCACGTGTTCGATAAAGGGGACCACGCCGTCGATAGAGGTGAACGCCTCCGGGTGTTTTTCATAAAGCCTCGCCGGATCGGCGCGCACAGGGGCTTCCTTTATCCCAAGCAACCTAAAAATACCAGAGGGCGTTTTTACCTTTATGTCTTTCTCCTCCGCCATCGAAAACCTCACCCCCGGCGCCACTTCCACCGGGACGTTATCGGGGGCCGAATCCTCGTTCCGGATCGCCTCCCGTTCGACGGCGGTCTCGACCTCCGCCTCTATCAGTTTCCGCCGCGCCCCCTCCTCCTCGGCCCGGCTCATCTCCGTCTCCCCCCACTGGTACAACGGTTTCCTGATTACCGAATCCGCCAGTTCCCTCACCCCGCTTGGCGTGTTGATCATCGCCCGCCGTTGCGCCTCCCCGGCCCTGTCCGCCCGGCTTTTCACCTCCTCGTTGGTATACCCCCGCCGTCCTGTGTCTTTCTCCAGCCAATCGAAGAAATCCTTCTGGTCATGCCATTCCCCGTCCCGCATGGTGGCCGGGTCATTCACGTACCCGCTCATCCTCTCCATCAGTTTGTGGATCGTCAACCCATCCTGGCGGATGATACTCCGGGCCTCCGGGCTGTTCCTGGTAAGCCCCAGCTGGCCCAGCATGTCTTTGAGCAGGGGATCGTCAAACCGCACCCCGCCCAGCTTGCGGATCATGGACAAAGCGGAATCGTGTTCGGTGACGTTCGTTCTGGCGGCTCGTTCGGCGGCCACCTGGGCCTGGGTATGGCTGGCCTTGGCGTTGGGGATATTGGGGATGACGGGGCTTGCCCCGCCCTTGGGCGCCTGGGGTGGGGTGGAAGGGCCTAGTTGTTGGGCGCCTGCCGGGCCTTCTTCTTCTGGGCCTCCTGTTCGCGGTGGTAGGATTCTACCCTCGCGTTGTCCTCGGCTATGTTCTTGTCCAGGGCCTTTTGTAGCTCCTCCGGATCGTCCCTCAGATGCCACAGCCCCAGCCTCATCAACCTGCTTTCGTCTGACACTGATCCTCTCCTTCTTCCGGCTAGCCGTCTTGGAATCGGCCCCTGTGAATATTTCATCCAACTTGGCGGTGGGGGTGATCTCGCTTACGCCATACGTGATATCAACGCCCCGGTATCCCGGATCGCCTTTATGTTTAGGGTGATCGGTCTCCTCGAGGCCCGCTTCCTTTATCTTACCTTTAATATAGTCCGAAGCCTGGTCCAACGCAAGATTGATTTGCGGCTCGGTGACGTCTTTCCCAATGATTACCGCGCTGAACTCGTCCCCCCCGTGCCGGAAAAACTGAACGTTCGCCCCCAAGGCCCTCAGTTTCTCGCTCCATGTGTCCGATATCATCCGGTAATATGGGTTCGCCTTCTCGTTGCTCCCCAGGGCCTCGTTCAGCCCGCCAAGGTTCATGATATCGGTATCGATATAAAAAGCCTTCTCCCCCGTGGCCGCCACGTGCTCGATGGCCCGTTTCACCGTCGGGGCGCGGTCCTGGGTGGCATGGAATCCCGTCACCACGTCGGGCCGTTCCGTGGGTTTGAAATCTTCCGCCGCCTCCGGGGTCAACCCATGTTTTGTGGTCAATTCCCCGTGCCGTTTCACCCGCAACTCCGCTTCCGAAGGGAAGAGCGCCGGTTCCGGCGCCGGGGTCGCCCCCGTTGTGGAGGGAGGTTCCTGAACCGCCCCCGCTGAATCCACTGGGGCCGCCACGCCCTTGTCTGTGGGGGGGGTGGTCTCCGGCTGGGGTTGAGCCTGTTGGGCCTCCGTCTCCTTTTGCGCCAGCAGGTCTTCCACCTTCGCCCTGGCCGCCTCCATCGCCCGCCGTGTGATCTCCTCGTTGATGGTGGGGGCCGGGGGAGTCTCCGGCGCCCTCTCCTCTGACGCGGATGGCTCCGGGGCCGCCGCCCCCCCGGCTTGGGCTTGGGGCGGTGGACTCCCCACCCCCAACGCTTTACCCACCAGTTTCCCGCCCCCACCCTGCATTACCGAGCCCAACACGGCCGCCCCAGCGGTCACCGGCAGTTCTTTTGTGGCAATGTTCGATATCAAGTCCCCCACGGTGGTTTCGGGGCGCAACCCCTCGATATAGGCGTTCACGGACTGGCCAATGTTGGCCACCAGCTCGCCCGGAACCTCGCGGGCTATGATATCCACCAGATACTTGAACGCCGGTGAACCCACCTTGAACACCGCCTGGGCCGGCAAATATTCGCTTCCCGCTTCGATGATCCCTTGCCGCCCCGCAAACGTCTGGGACTCCCTAACCGGTTTGCCAGCTTCGCGGGCCTCCTGATAACTCTGTCCCGTCTGCTGAACGCCAAACGACGCGGCCAACACCGCCGGGCTTTTGGTGGCCATCGCGGCGATGGCTCCGGGAATCATCTGGCCAAACGACACTCCGGCGGCGGACGCCATCTGTTGGAGCATGGACTGATCCTTCGGAGTAACCCGGCTCAGGTCCGCGGTGGCTTCCCTGGCCATCTCCCCACCGGCCAGCCCCAGATCTGGCGATATGGGCTTTTCGGAATAGTTCTGGTCACCCAGCGCCGCCTTGCGAAACATCCGCCCAACGGGAGCCATCGGGTTTATGGCGCTGTCGATATCCGATATCGACGTTTCACCGGCCATCCTGGCCAACCCGCCGAGCGCCTGTTTCCCCCCGTAATAGATTTCCTCCGGGATGGCTGTTATGGTTTTCTTCCACCCAGCTTGGGGTGGATCGAGCGCCGGGATATCGTCAAACATCCCCCTTGAGGGCATATTGTAAAGGCGGAGAACGCTATCCTTCCACTCCGTGTCATGGGGAGTCTGGCTGGTTTGAAGCGCCGGTACGTCGTCAAACAGCCCCGCGAAATCCCGTTCCCCGGTTTGCGATGGCTCGATCACCGGCACGTCGTCGAATATCCCCATGGGTCAATATCCCGGCAAATATAAACCGGGGGATATTCCTTTGGATCTCAGTTTCGCGGCGATGGCGGCCGGATTGCGAGTCTTTGCCAAAGCCATGGCAACCTCTTCTTGAAGTTTAGGATCAACCAGCGCCGAAGTGTCCGCCGTCCGATTATGCGCCATCCCCCGCCGAACCTTGTACATTCCCTCCGGTATGGCGGGAGGTTGTCCCGCCCCGGCCCCATCCTCCGGCGTGTCCCCGCCCTTCCCGGACAGACGAGTCCGTTCCGCTTTGGCCTCCACAATCCGCGTGTCAAGATCCGTCCTGGCCTTGAGCCAGCTGGCGTTCCTGGGGTTCTCCACAGTCTCTGATCCGATCCCCAAAAACCCCCCTTCCTGAACCGCGTCCGGGTAGGGTTTCCCCTTTTTGTCTTTTGGCCGTAGCAAATCGAGCCTCCTCGATTCCTTCTCCAAATCCTTCAACTCCTTGTCCGCGGCGGCGCTCTCTTTCCCCTGGGTCGCATCCTCCCGCCTCCTGGCGGCGGCTTCCTCTGTGGCCGTCCGCGCCTCGGCTTTGCTCTCGATCCTGTTCTTGGCGACGTCTTGCCATTTCCCGGATTCCGTGTCCCATTCCTGGGTGATTTCATATCCGTTGTTCTTGAATGTACGTGTGTGCGGGGCCAACGTGGGTCTCTCCTCCTTGCCCAGCGGGGCGACCTCCGAATCTTTTATCGTCCCCATGTCCCCAACCATCTTCCCTATTTTGTTCCCCTCCGCGTCCACAACCGTCTGGAGTTTGTATTTTTCCGTTTCCGCCGCCACGGGAGGATGGTATTTAACCAGATTCCCATACTTGTCCACCTCCTGCTTGCCGCCATTTTCCATGTCCACCAATTTGTGCCCGTTCAGCTTGGCGTTGGCCGCCACCAACGCCCCCCCCATTTCGTTGTAGGTGTCCGGCGTCCACACCTTCGGCAGTTTCGCCAGAAACTCATCCGGCGCCCCCGCCTGTTTCAGGACGCCCAGAACGCCGATATACTTTGCGTTAGCGGCTCGCGCGGCCCCCTCGCCGGCCACGGTATCTTCCGCCCCGCCATCGGTATATTCCTTGTACGACGTGTCGTAAACATTCTTGATCTCGCCGTTCATCGCGTCGAACTGTTCCAACCCCCGCAAATACTGTTGTTGCCGCTCCTCGCTCAGTTTCATGTTGTAATGGTTCATATCCTGCCCCATCCGGTACCCGGACAGGCCAGCCTCCGCCACCCCCTGCAACGGGGATACCGGCATTACCAGGTGCGGTATGCTTGGGAAACTAGACATGGGTTTCGTCCTCTATCATTTTTTCTATTCCCCCACGCACTTTCCCGAAATGGGGTTCCAGCCCTGGCCTGGCTTGCAGGTGCCTGGGTCCGGCGTCATGCCCGAGCCGGGGGTGGGGTCGGGCGGCGGGGGGTCGTCCTTTTTATCTTTTACGCATTGTTCGATGCCCGCAAATTCCACCTTGATGCCATTACTCGTCGTTTCCCCCGGCTCTGTGCGCTCGTAATGGGATCCGGAAGGGCATGTCCCCCCCTTGCTCCCCTCGCTCCCCCCGCTCATCAGGCCGAACTGTTGCCTCTGCTGGATCGCCGTGGGCCTGCTGAACTGGTAGAACCGGGCCAACTGTTTGTCATACTCGTTCCCGGCGAACCCCATGCCGTATTCCCCAAGCTCTTTCATCCCCCGTCCGGACAACAACCCCCCCCGAGCCGCCTGGCCGGCCTGGACGGTATCCGCCCCGCGTTGCAACTGATATCTGAACGCCGGGGATTCCTCCACCCTGGCCTTCCCCGATATAAGGTCATCCATCCGCTGGAGGTTCATCCGCCCGGAGACGATGTACGGGGCTTTCTCCGCCTCGTCAAGTTGCGTCATTAAATTGTTGTGGGGGATAATATAACCATGGTTCAGCGAATACGCCTCGGAACTGATCCCTCCCTGAAGAGCCATCGTTTGCTGAAACTGCTGGTTCTGCTGGGCCATCTGGGCGGCGTTCAGTTTCTCCTGGGCCGCCATCTGATCGTTGTACAATTTCATCTGGGTGTCGTTATACGAACTGGCGTTTTTGTTGCCCATCATATTGTTCAGGAACGAGGTCCCGCCCATAATCGCGGCTAATGTAAGCGGATCGATACTCATACGCCAACCTCCTAGTATTCCCTGGCCATTTTCAGGCTAACAATTTTAAATCCAAACCGTTCATAAGCCCCTTCGTTCCCCGGCGCCGCATGAACCACCGCCGCCTCCATACCCACGCCCCGCCCCCATTTCTCAATCGCTTTCATGAGTTTGTGCGCGATCCACCGGCCCCGGAACTCCGGGCTAACGTACATGGCGTACACCCGGCCCACATACTTCCCCCATTCCGCGTCGTAATATATCTGACCCTGAATGAATCCCGCGATTCGCCCCGCGCATACCGCGATGAATATCACGGACCGGTTCGCCGCCCCCCGTTCGGAGAGACATCTGAACACGTTAATAGTCCATAATTCCACCGCCCCTTCGTCTCCCGGCGCCCCCGGCTCCGCCAACTCCCGCGCCATGGCCCCGTACAGGTTGGCCACTTCGTTTATCTCCGTGATTTTCATCGCCCGGTACTCGATCTCCATCACCGCCTGATCGCGTAGACCGCGTATACGCCCGCTGGAGGCGTTAAGGCCCCCGCCGTCACGTTGGCGAAGACGATCCTTATTTTCCCGTTGTCCGCCACCCTGGCCCCGCCCAGGGCTATCCCCGCCACGAATCCCGGAGGGTTCACCGTCACCACATCTTGCTTGTTCAACCCCGCCACCGTAAATTCCTGTTCGCTGGAACTGTGCGCCTCCACGCTGGCCGGGATCAGGTTTGGCGTGAACGAATCCATTTTCGGGAAGTTGTTCCACAGGTCTTGCAACCACCGCCGGAAAATCTCCGTTTGGGCCGGGTCTGGCGGCGGGGATACCGGTTTCTCCTTTATCATGATTCTCCAATTCTCGCCTCCAGAGTCGCGCCAAACATAATCACGTCCATCGGATCGCTTCCGCTGACCTCGAATATCCGGTATCGCGCCGAACCCAGCCGGTTCCACACCGCCCGGCGCCGGAACTCTCCGATTTTCCCCATCCCGCGCCACAATTCGGCGCTCCAGTTCCACCCGTCGTTACTCCATCGCAACATACATTGCGGGTCCGATCCCTGCCCGGAGGTCAACCCCAACCCAGCGGAGAAATCAAGCTCCAGCCGGTCGAAAAATATCCTCCGGTTCCCCGGCGGGTCGGTGATTACCGGGGCGCGGCGGATCCAGACCAACGGGTCTCCGCCATCCTTGTACGTGTCGAAATCGTAGGTATAGAACTTCTCGTTCTCCGTATCGCCAAGGATATGTTTCGAGTTAAAGAAGACATGGCCGCCCGCCCGGTGATACCCCACGCCATATGAACTCCTCTCGTGCCACATCTGGGTTGTCACGTCGTAAACGTAGGTTTCTTTGGCCGCCGGGAAAGTGATAACGTAAAAAATGTGCCCAACGTGGCGATACGCATAACCTGTAGCGTCTTTTGTATTGATAAATTTGTTCCACCGCCATTCGATATCCGGTGTGGATATGGGGACGGGCGTCTGCCCTTGCGCCATCATGGCCAACGGCCCGCCACCCCGGCTTTTCCCCAAAAAGAAAAGAATATCGTCCACCTCGGCCAGGGAATGAATCGCGTGTAGCCCATGCTCGATTACCAAACCCGTCACCGGATCGAACGGGAAATCGACGTTCCCCGTCTGCCGGTAAAGCTGGATCGTCTCGTCGCCGAATAATATGATGTACCCCTGGAACGGCCAGGCGGCGATAGCTTTGTCCGGCTGGGCTTCCGCGCTGGCGAACCCCAGGGCGTACCAGTTGGTGGGATCGTTCAGCGCCGAAACGTAAAACTGGTTGGTGCCCTTCTTCACGGCCAAATAGTAATGTCCGCTCCAGCAGACCACGTCACATTGCGGGAAATCCGGGTCCGTGATTTTGGCGAACGTTACCCCATCGTATGTGTAGCCGTTTGTCCCGTCGGTCAGCAACAGATGATCCCAGCCTCGGGCGATGGATACTCGCCCCTGGATAGTGTCCAACGTCCCGGCGGACCCGGTTAGCCCCGAGTAATCGATCCATACCAATTCTTTCCCGGAGACAAAATACGCTCGATCCTGGAAAACCGCCCCGTTGGAGCGGCATGGCCCCGTCCCCGCCGAAACGTGGTATTTCAGGCCGGGCGTTCTGTACAGGCCGATAACGGTTTTTGCGTTGGGGCCTTCCAGTTTGGGGTACAGGTTGACACACCGTTGGTCATTGGCGATCCCTGATCGCCCCTCGATCTGCGGCCCAACGAACGGTATGATAACCCTCACCGTGTTTTCACTCCTCGATAAAAACCCCGTCCGGGCCGGACGGGTTTATATCCGCGTGAAGGTGTCGTTTAGCGCGGTATAAAACTATCCTGGAGACCCCCACGGCGTGTAGGCCGATGATGAGGAACATCAGGTCAGCCCCGATGATTTTTGTATTGCCCGGCCCCGTCAGGTCCACCGCCAAACCCAACGGGTGGTTCGCCCCTGTCCCCCCAACTTCCGCCTCGTGTTTTGCGCATCGGTACCCTGAACTGACGATCAGCGGCGCCCGGTAGTAGACGTTCCTTACCCGTTCCAGCTTCTCCACCAGGTCCCGGCTGATTTTGTTTTCGCCGCAACACGGACAGGCGAAATCCTCCCGTTTGAAATGAGCGAGACTTTCCGGGCCGAGCGCCGGGATGGGGTTCTGATATTGAGACGCGCACATAGATAGCCTAATGCCCCCGGACGAAGGATACCGTCCACCCTACAACGGACGCCCCGGCCGCCAGTAGCGCCGAGACCACTTTCCATCCCAACGCGGCGTGTTCCCGTTCCACGACCCCCACCCGCACTTCCAGCCGCTGATGGCTCTCCACGATCCCCCGGACTATGGCGTTATGTTCCGCCTGGGAGACGTTGGCGGCTTCCTGCCGTTCGCGCAATGCGTCGAGCAACGTAAATATCCGGTCATCGCTCATTTCCATTCCATCGCCGTAATGGTTATCGGCGCCATATGCCCGGCTTTGCCGGGGAACGCGGCCCCTATCCGCACCCACTCGATGGATGCGTACCCGCCAAACGTGGTCGTCACCCATTGGGCTACCTGGGTGGGTCCGTCCAGCATTACCATCCTGGCCGACACGTTATCCCACGTTATATTAAAAGTGTATGCTTTGCCCGGATCGAAAGCCATGTCCCCCTTTACGTCCGGCCGTTCGCAGAACCGTTTCGGGGCGCATGTCCCGTCGTGCCGTTGTGCGATAAACCGGATCTGCGCGTCGTTCCCCCCTTCGTTATAATAGATGTGCGACTGAAGGTTGCTCTCCGCCCCGCCCGGCGCCCGGCCCATCAAGCCGAAAAGCCAACCATCCTGGCGAGGAAACGCGCCCCCGTCCAGTCCCCGGACGGTGAACGTCACCGTCCCTTCCAGCGGGCCGCCGGGTGTGAACTCGTAATATTCCCCCACGGGGATAAGGATTCCGGGACCGGAAGGGGCGGGAGCAGGTTTCGGCTCCGGAACCGGGCCGGGAGAAGGAGGCGCTCCTGGGTTGGGGGTCGGTTCCGGGGCCGGCTTGGGGGCGCCAGGGCCAGGCGTGGGCTTGGGCATAACGCAACCCTTGTCCAGGATATACGCGCCTCCTGCGGCTTTACAGGCCGCCTCGTCTTTCTGGGCTTGGGATATGAGCGGGCCGATGGTATTCGCCACAAAATCGCAGGAGGAGAGACTCCAGGCCAACACGATAATCAAGGCGAAGACGAACAGCGTCCATGCCGTCCATACCGACGCCTTCCAAGCGGGGGAACGGTACGGTTTGATTGGAGGAGGGTAGCGCCTGATCCAGGTGGTGAAACGACTCATATTCATTTGCCCCCTTCTATCTCGTCAATGGCCACTCTTAGGCCGGAAGCCACGAACGCGGCGGCCATCTGCGCGAAGTACGGCGCGGACTGCTGGATCATGACCAGCATGGATATGTCACCGTTGACCCAGACCAGGAACACCCCGGTTCCCCATCCGGCGAACGCCGTGACGAAAAGAAAAAACGCGGATATGTACGTTTTGTACCCGCTCAAAAAGCTGTTCAACGTCATTATGGTTCTGATTAACTCGAACATGATATTCTCTCCAGCGTTAATTATTGTACGTCCTCGATGATCCCTTGCCGGAGGATCACCACTATTCTCTTGAGTAACACCTCGATCCGCCCCAACTCCTGCGTTACCCCCGCCAGGTTGGCGATAGCCTGGGTTCTGGCCATGGTCCCCGCGTCGGTTTCCCCCAGTAACGCGGCCAGCTGATTCCTGATGGCGGCCAGGGCGTTCGCCGGGCGGGCGAGGACAGCCGCGTCGTTGGAGTCAATCGCGTCGATCTCCGCCTGGGGGCGGAGTTCCACGCCATCCCTGGCGGTGTTGCCCCGCCATTTGCGCCGGTCCGGCGGGATGAAGCCCTCGGCCGGGACAACCCTGTATCCCGCCTGGAGGCTAAACCTCTCAAACGGGCTGTTGGCGGGGCCGTCCACCACCTCGCCGGTGGTTATATTAATTACACAGTTCATATCATCTCCTTATTGATTGAGGATATAACCGTCTGTGTATAAATATATTACGCTCACGGTGGCTAAATTAAAATTAACCTCCACTCGTTGGTACGTATCGGTTAACGCCATAAATGAGTTTACCTCGCGCGCGCCCGAATTCACGACGTTGGTCATGTAGTGCCCAATAGTGGAGGCGCTCCCTTTCGTTCGCCATTGGCTCGTGGCGTTAGCCGCGTCCCCGGCGATCTCAAGCGCGGTCATAAACACCCGCCGCGCTTTAGGGGGGGTCGATAAAATTACGGTTGTCCACGTGGTTGATGGCGCGAGGGCGCTGGCGTCGATTACCTGCTCGTCGTACCGGGCCGTAGTTCCAATTTGAGTTGTGTTGCGCAAATTCCCCGAGGCGTCGTTATACCCATATCCAACGAACGTTTTGTAAATGTAGCCCGACGGGAACGTGGGGGCGCGGTTCAAGAACACCCTGTAATTTTTGGGGGAGGCCGTGAATATGTCCGCCGCAAGGGTCAGCTGGGTTTCCGCGTCTATCGCGGTGACGGTGGTGGACGTGCCATTGGTGTCGTTGCTCACCAGATCGCCCACCGCCACCTGTTTGGTTATAAACGTAGCTCCAGAGTCGTTCAACTTGTTTGCGGCAAAAGAAGTCGTGGCGGATTTTATGCTGGCCAACTTCAGGACGGAGGTTTGCGTCCCGTCCTCTTTGGCCATCACCCATACCTCGTACCAGGCCGAGTTCGCCTCGGCGGCGGAGATATCGCGGCCTCCGGCTCCGGTGACGGTTATATCCGCCGTTAGAGACACGTTGGCCAGCCGTTTATGATATAGCGTGGCGGATAAAACGCTCAACACGTCCGCCGTGATTGTGATTTTTGAGTTGGGCGAAGTGGAGTCGTTGACCAGCAGAAGGCCCGATATTTCGGGGGCTCCCCTGTCGTCCAAATATTCGGGTTTGCTCAGGTCCGGGACCATCCGGACGTCGTCATACCAAGCCGTGCCAACAGTGGCGTCGCTGGAATGGGCGCCGAATAACTCCACCTTGGCGTACCGCGCCGTGGATGGCGGCGTGACATACGCGGTTGTCAGCGTCCAGCTGGTGGGGTTAGTCGTGGAATTATCGGTAATCACGGAATCAGAAATGTACACTTTCGCGGCGTCGTACCATTTGACGTTCACCACGTTTCTTATGTCCGCGACGGAGGATTTTGACTGGAAATCCACCTGGTACCGCTGGCCTGGGGAAGCTTCTATATACCCTTCCATCACATAGCGGCATCCGCCATTTCCAATGGAAACGCATTTTAAGGATTTTGCCCCGTGGTACTGGTCGTTGGTCGCCAGTTCACCCAATCCTCCGGTGTAAACCGTCCGCAACCAGCCATCGGCTACCCCGTCCGAATCCTCGTCTAGTTCGAACGATCCGTTGGTGATAAGGTTGGTGTTGTCCGCCCCGGCCGTGCCGGTGACCCCTGCTCCGAAATTATCTATGGTGTCTTGGACAACGTCCACGACGTCTTTTATGACGATCTTATACGCTCCGTTGAAATATATATCCGCCTCGCCCCGGCTGTTGAGGATGACGGGATTCGTGTTCGGGACCGTCTGGCTGGAGTCCGAGTAGGAGTCTTTGGGGGTGGTGGTTCCCGCCTCGTATGTGTACACCTTCCAGCCGGAGGCGGGCGTCCCGTCAATTTTGTGCCAATGGAACACCGGCGCGGGATAAAGCTGGGCCGCGCTGGCCGCGCAAACGGCGAACGCCGCGAAAATAATAAACGCCCATCTCGTTGTCCTCATTATTCATCCACCTCCACGTATGCGGGGCCGGCCGGTACGTCCACGGCCATAAGCTCCGCCCGTTTCTCTCTCCACCGCCGTTCCAGGTCCATCCGGTCGTTTATGGGGACTCCGTAACTGGGAGCCAGGTCAACCGCCACGCCGATCTGCAACACCCGCCCCCATCTGAGGGGGATATCCGGCGCCGTCGCGGCGGAGGACGCGGGGATCGCCCTGTTGTAATAAATCCTGATCGACCCGTTGGCCGAGGGAACCGGGTAAAAATGCCCGATCCCCTGGGAATCGACGTAAATCCTGGTGGGAGTCCCGGGGGTGGTTTTGTCCACCACGTCGATCCACACCTTTTCCATGTCGCGCGTAATAAGGGCTTCCTTGGCGCCGTCCAACAACAGCCTGACGGTATGGATTCCCCCATAAGAGGACAAGTCCACCGTGTTTCCCGCCGTGTAGTCCACGTCGGCCTGCCTCTCCTGGCTCCATAAATGGCCAATATCCGTTAGCTCGTCAAGTACCGCGTCCAACGCCGCCGCCGCCGCCGCCGTGTCTTCGGCGGAGGCCGTTTCCCCAACGGCCAAAACCCCCAATTCCCGCAACGCCCCGGCCAGGATTTCTTCCCGTTTCACGCTACGGCGCCTAAATAGTCATACGAGAACCTGCGGCGGACCACTGGGACGGTCACGGCCACTTCCAAGCCGCCGCGCATTTCGAATTTCGTCTCAAACGTTTCCGAAATAGCGTTTTGCAGAACGTGCAGGTACCGTTCGGCGATCACGACTTCTTTCTCCCGTTGGATTCGGAGGTTGTGCCCGTTAACGATCAGGTCAACGTCGCCGGTCTCCGTCTCCGTCCGGTGAATCCGGATTCTGTGCTGTATCTCCCCAGAGGCGGCCCGTTTCTCGGCGTTCAGGTCAAACGCGCCCCCGCCCGCGTCTTGCGGGGCCTTCTCATCTTCCGGACCGGAGGGTTCGATCTCTCCGTTTTTCCTTGGTCTTCCCATTTTGTTTTCCTTTCGTAGCGGGGGAGGGGGAAACCCTCCCCCAGGTTTAGGTTTACAGTGTCAGCGTGGCGGCGCATTCCAGGCGGACCATCCAGTTATCGTTCAGGATTTTCGCGGTGGTCGTCGCTTTCCATCCGCTAGTGGCTCTCTGCTCCAGCGGATCGGCCGTACCGGCGGACCCCAGGGCTTTGACGATGTTCCGCATCGCTTCACCGGCCAACGGCACCACGCCATAGGCGTCTTCGGCGAAAATCAAAACCCCGTACACGTCGGCGCTGGTCCCCGTGGTGGAGATCATCGCCCCTTTGGCGCCGCCGCCATCCGCCCAGACCTTGACTTTGGTGGACATGACGAACCGAACGTTCATAAACGCCCCCACTTCGTCTTCCATCACTCCGCTCTGGTTGGGGTAATCGGAAACGGACTTGTAGCCCGTCACCCCCTCCAGGTCGGCCAGGTTGTCCGGATGGATAACGGCGATGTACCCCGGCCTTATTGGCGACGTCCCGATCCCCGTCGAGGCGTTCAACTGCCCTTTGACGTGTTTGGCGTTCTGCCGGTTCAGGGCGCGAATCACGGTTTTCAGGGCGGACGCGCTGATGGCGGTGTTCACGGCGTTCCGGGCGGCCCCGTTGGCGTAAACAACGTTTGTCCCGGCCACCAGAATATCCCTGATTATCTCGTCGACGGTCTGCCCGGCCTGTTCCCCCAGGATGTTCCCCGCCTCGGTGAGAACCGGGTCCTGGTTCACCAGCTGGACAAAATCGGTCAACGTCACAAAATCCCCATACTGCGCCAACGTGGCGGTGATGTCCGTGACGGCTAATTGCTTCCCAGCGGGGGTGGCCCCCTCGGTCAACGCCGTGGTGGCCACGGCCAACGCGCTGTACCGGCGGAATTTGATCTGGTTGCCGCTTCTCTGTTTGATTGACCTCTGCTGGCCGAACCTGCCAAACACCAACGCCGGCAGGGCGCGGGCAAGCAGATTTTTGTCATAGAACACCTGGGTAGCCGGGGCTACCTCTGAAATTGTGGTATTACCCATTTACTTTCCTTATCCTCCGTGCATGACTACCCGTTGGCTCATCTCTCTGATCTCCTCCAGGGTCATGCTTTCGATTTTTCTGATTTCGTCCTCCTCGGATTTCGTAGACTTCGATCCGGGAGGCGTTCCTTTCCCGCCGGTGGGGACTTTCATCGCCGCCAGCTTTAGTTTTCTGGCCTTATCGTCGGCCATCTGTTTCCCCGCCACCTCGCTTTTGTACCGGCTTACCTCTTGAACCGTGAATTCCGGTAGCGAACCTTGCGTGTCCAGAACACGTTGAATCCGGGCGCGGAACTCCGGATTTTTACTTAACTCCGCAAAATCTGGATGAGTCTCGATCACCCCGGCCTGCCAGTTGGCGTAAACGTCCGGTTCCGGGACGGGTTTGGTCTCCTCTGTCCCGGCGGTCTCGGCCTCCTCGGAGGAATCGCGCATTTTTCTGAACACATGCTCGACCCCTTCCTCGAAACCTTCCACTTCATCCAATACGGCCGGTTTTGGCGCCGCCTTGTCCAGCGCCTCCTTCAGCTGTTTCTTCACCGCCGCCGTCTCTTGGCTCTTCTGGGTGGCGAACCGATGATTGTCCGCCGCTATTTTCCCCAGCCGGGCGTTATCCGCCCGGAGCCTCTCGATCTCGGCGTTCTCCGTGTCCGCCGGGGGTTCCTCCCCGGTAGTGGATGGATCGGCTTCCCCCGATTCGGCGGCCCGCTTCGCCTCCGGTTTCTCCGCATCTTCCGTCCCCGCTTCTGGCGGGGTAGTCGGTTCGGTGGACTGGAGCGACAGAACCTCATCCAGCGTTTTCCCCTGGGCCATCAGCTTTTCCGCTTCATCGTACTTTTCCCGAAACTCTTCTCTGTCCATTGATCCTTCTCCGGGGCCGGGGTTATCCCGGTAATCCCTCATCGTTCGAATCCTTTTCGGATAGTTCGAACTGGTTTATTTCCGCGAAAAGCGCGGATGGGAGGCTGGCCAAATAATCCAACTCCTTAATCCGTCCCCGCGTTTCGCCGTTATCCATCTCTATCAGCCGCGTTATATGATCCTCGCGGCGTTCATCCATCTCGGCCTTCAGAGACTCTATGGCTCCTTTGATCCGCCCATACTTTTCCCTAAGCTGGTTAGTTTCCAATCGGCCCTCCCGGCCCACCAGGTTGAGCCACGCCCCCGCCCTGATTCATCGGCGCTACCATGCCCGGCCCTTCGGCTGGGTTGGGAGTCATTCCAGGTTGTCCGGGCATCCCTCCCATCCCCCCCGGTACTCCCGCCCCCTGCTGGGCCATCTGCGCCATCTCGGCCAGGTCTTCCTGCGTGTAAACCGGGCTGGTCAGCCCAACGTCGGCGGCGTTCCATATCTGTTCCACCAGTTCGCGCATATCCACCATCTGGGCCAACTGGGGATTCGCGGCCACCACCCCCAAAAACCCCTGGAGCTTGTTCAAAAGGACCTCTTTCGCCATTAGGGTTTTCGCCCCGGTGGCTCGCCACTGGACATAATCGATTCCTCCGAAATCCCGGTACCCCTTCTGGATCGCGGCCCATATCTCCCCCGTTTTGGCGCCCAACACCATCCCCACGATTCGCGGATCCAGATAGTCCAACGCCCATTTCAACGTGTCTTCGATACAGGGCTCAATCAACGTCCCGTCGATATTCATCAACACTTGCTTTAGCGGCAATGACCCCGCGTTCATAATCATGCTGATACCCGTGGCCGTATCGTTAAGGTGCCGCGCGTCGTTTCCCTGGGAGTATTTGGAGATCGACGTGTCGTCGTCGGAGAACCGTTCGCTGATATCGATGATTTTCTCCCACCCGTCCGATACGTCCGGCATGAGGTGCACCTGCAACGCGGACTTCATCTCCTCCGGCGTGGCGTTCTGTTTAAAATTCCACACCTTCCCAGGCCCGACTTTAAAATCCTCCTGGTTCTCGAAATACCGCCTGTTGATCGAGATCGGCGGGTTCAACGCCAACCCCTTCCCCTCTACGAACAAACGGAACGCGGCGTTAATCAGCTTCTGGTGGGGTTTGTTGTTCTCGGCGATCCCCACCCCCCAGAACTCGTCATCCCCCTCCTCATAAAGCCCCCGGAAAACCGGCCTGCGGTAAAACTCGGACTTGTTGGCTCGCACCACAACTCCGCCAACTATCACCACAAACGCTTCCACCATCTCGTCTTCGGTTGCCTCGATCTCTGGAGTCTCCTGATCCTCGTGGGTTTTTCCCTCGGCGCCCTCGTCGGCGGCGGCCCCGTCTTCAGTAGCCTCCGTCTTGGGGGTCTCCCCCTTCTCGTGCCCGGCCGTGTCTCCGTCCGGTTCGGCTGGCGGCCCGTCTTTTTCCCATTCATCCAGTAGCGTTCGCGGCAACACCCCGAAATATTTGCAAACCCTGGCGTTCCCCTCGTTATTGAAATGCCGTTGGACAATCGCCCGTAGATCGTCCGCCAGCCTCGACCCCTCACTTCGCCGCAACGTGTTCAGCCGTTTCACCTCGTCGATGTTCCTGTAAGCCGGATCGCCTTCCCATCCCTCGAACTCCGCCGAGTTCGGGCTGATCCAAGAGACAAGAAACACCCCGTCACCCCGTTGCAGGCACTTTGCTTCCGGATCGGGGTAAACGTCCAACGTCCGGACATGCTCGTAATATGGTTCCGCATATTCCAACGGCACGTTTTGTAATGTCCCGCCTTCCCCCAACGTGGTGTTGTTGGCTCGTCTCATCCGTACAAACGGCCCGCACAAAAACCCCGTACCGTAAATGGCCATGCTTTGAATGGTTTTCCTCAACGCCTTGGTGAACCCACCTCGAATGAGCAGCCATCGTAAAACTTTTTCCATCGCCTCGGCGAAATGGGCAAACTCCTCCTTCTCCGGCGTGGTGTCAAACGGGAGTTTTTCCCCATTGCCAAATAGCGCGTCGAAAATCTTGGCCACCGCGCTCCGGATTTTGTTCCGGGTGGACCCCACGAAAACGCCTCGGGCCTTCCGGCTCTTGGCGGCCCCACTTCCCCGCGTGTCGTCGTCCCTGGCTATCCTCATATAATCGGCGTAGCAGTCAAGCAGGGCCTGCTCGTGCGGTTTCCTCGCCGACTCCCATCGGCTGTATAGCCCCAACATATGCGCGGATATCGCCCCACCCGCGCCAATTAACGTGTTAGTTGGGTTAGCCATGGATCACCAATAAAACCCGTCTTTGTCCGGTTCCGGCGCCGCCGAAAGGGCCTGGGCGCCGAACGGTTCTACCACCGCCCCCCTTATTCCCATCACCAGGTACCGGCTCGCGTCCATCAGGTGATCGTCTTTTTTCACCACCCGCCCTTTTTCGTCACGATGGTATAGCCGGAACTCGTTCAACCAGTTGGGCAAGGATTTAAAAACTTTCATCCGCCCAGTAGAAAGCCGTTTCCAAACCTCGAATATCCCAGCCTCCACGGTGTTGATCGCCGATTTCAGTGTCAGCCCTTCGGATTCGTACAGATTTCTCACCGCCTCGCCGTCCGCCACGCTCCGCCCGTTCGCGGCGGGATCGATCACGCCGGGAATCCACGCGCCCCGCCCCTTGATCGCGCTGGCGTGGATAGGGACTTCCGCTTCCCCCCGGTAATGCTCGGAGTAGAGATAGATCGTGTCCGTTTCCCGGTCGTGCGCCCCCCAAATCCCGGCGGTGCGTCTCCACCCCACGTCCAAGGCAAACAGCCGGGGCCAATGTTTGGGAATTTCGATGGGGTTGATTAAAAAATTCTCTTCGGTCACCGGGTAGATTTTCCCGGCCCCGAGCGCTGGTATGCCTTTGCTCCGCGCCTCCCTCTGGTATAACGGGATGGATTCGAGAAGTTCTTTTTGCGTTTTCGCGTCCAAGTGCGGCGCATCCGTCCAGGTGGCGTTCACCACCGCCTGGCCGGTGGCCTTTGAGTTCTGGTCGATATACCGCCGGACAACGTCCGACATCCCCTTGAGCGGCGTGAACGTCAGAATCGTCAACCCTTGCAGGTCCAACGTCCGGGTGATCCCCTCCCCATAGATATCGTCAGGCGGCTCTTCGTCGAACCAGATCGCGTCCACCCCCGCCACCTGCCACTTCTCCCGGCCCTGATCGTAGCTTTTGAATTGTATTTTGCTCCAAGACCCGCTTAAATGTTTTACCAAGACGAACGCTAACGCCCCGTCCACCCCGTGACGTTTTGGGGTATAGCCGATATATTTTCTGGGAACCGTCCCCGTCCCTAACTCGGCGGGGTTCCCCGGATCGCCAAAAAGCGTTTTTTGCGCCCCATCCCTGGTGGTCTCCGCCGTGTTCGACCCGGCCCACGCCTGGATCGCTCGGGTGAACCTCCGCCCCGTCCACCAATCCGGGTATCGACCCGTCAGGTGATACGCCATCTCCACCGCGCCACAAAACGTTTTCCCCACCCGATTTGCGGCCATGAGCAGTCGTTGTGGTTTGTTTGTCCCCAGGCTAAAGAATTTCTTTTGCCAGGAGTAGGGGATGAAATTGGCGAGCGCATTCTGTCGAACGCGGCGGTCTTTCTCGTCCAGCAGTTCCGCCAGTTCGATTCGGTCTTCCCGTTCAGCTACCGCGTTTCCCATCCTCCACCTTTCCGAGCTTGTCCTTTATCAGCTGGTCAAGCTCTTCGTCGGTTAGGCTATGGAGGTGGTTGATCGTGCCGTCAACCATCACCTCTTTTGGCATAAGAGCCGCTATAGCGCGGGTGAGGGTGGCTCCAGTTTGCGGCTTGGCTTCCAGAAACCAATTGGCCAGGAGCGCTGAAAACGGTTTACCTTTTGATTCGCAAATCGCCAGAGCTTTGAAAATTTCATCGCGGAGTTTGGAAAGAATATTGACTGAACCTTTTGGCCGGCCGGAGGGATTTTGGCAAGCGCCAGGAAGGATGCGGCCCTTCGCGTCACGCGGAACCGCTGACTTTTTCTTCGGCCCTTTCTTGGCGATGGTCACCCGATCTACCCATCAATACCCGCCAAGATTTGTGCCTAATCGCCCATAGTATCCATAACCTACAGGTTATATGTCAACAGAAAAAATAAATATCCCACAAAAACGGTCGGGCTACCGTCATTGTCCGTGGGTTGTCCGTGGAAACGAAAGGGAATTTTTGGGGCTTGATTATTCAGTGGGTTATGGTGGAGGCGAGGGGAGTCGAACCCCTCGCCAAAATGCTTTTATCTTTTTATTACAACGAGTTACCCTTTCGCCAACCTGTCCGTGGGTTGTCCGTGGGAGATTTTTAATCCCACGATTTTCCCCTTTTTTACTACGTCCATTGACGTGTAATTCGATCTAGCTACGGCCTCCCCGTTGTCCAAGATGTCCGCGATATCGGAATACGTGGCCCCGGCTTCCCGTAACTGTTTTCCCATGGAATGGCGCCCAAATTCATTCAGAGTGCATCTGATCCCGGCCAGCGTGGCGGCTCTGGTAAACAGCTTTCGGAGAACTGAATCAGTGTAGGGTTTTGCCGCGCCCTCCATGACGAAAAGATAATCGGACGGCCCGATGAGTTGTGGCCGGGCCGCCAGGGCTTTTCGCGCCACCTCCGCCATCAAGGGGGTCAATGGGAACTCCCGGCCCGCGTGGCCCTCCACCTTCGGGAACGGTTTCCATACCTCCATATCAAACGCACCGGCCAGAATGTAGGCGGCCCTTGAGAACACCACGTCCTGAACCCGTGTCGCTCGATATTCATTTATCCGCCGGCCAGACTCCATGGCCCATGACAATATCCACCGCGTCATCCCCTCGGGGATTCGCGCAAGGATTGCCGCCTGTTGATCCTGCGTAAGCCCAGCTTTTTTCTTCTTGGGGGCCGTAATCAATGGCAAAACTGGGACGGTTTTCAAATCCTCCCGGCCATGCGCCCACCGAAGAATGTGCCCCAAGCTCCCCACCAGCTTCCGCTTTTGGTTTCTGGAGCATTCAAGGGAAACCAACCAATCCGCTATCTGCGGTTTCCTTATCTCTTGGATATCCATCTCCGCGAAAAAACCGAAAAATTTTTGGGCCTTCCTGATATCCTCGAACCCAGACCGCGACAGCCAACCCTCATGTCCAGGATCCAGCCCGGCCCGGCGCTGTTGATCCATTAAATAGGTTTGGCTGTACGCCTCGAACCGGAACCTCTCTTTGTGGCGGGGCAGGTAATCCTTGACGTTAAAAACCCCCCGTTCGATCTCTCTGACGATCCGGTCCTTCAGCGAAAACACGGTGAACCTGTGCAGAACATGCCCGTCCCGGTCTTTATAGATTTTTCTCCTCCCACCCTTTACCCCGGTTATATCCAGGTATACCCTTTCAGTCCCTCTCCTGTGAACGTCACACCTGAATCCGTTTGATTCTTTGAACAGGATTCCACAATCCAAGCATGTTTCGTTTGAACGCACCACGATCTTCATACCATCGCCCTCCCAACTCGCCAGTTGGAACGATAGCATATCGAACGCGGTTATTTCCACAGGTCAACTTCTTTCTGAAGCATTCCAACTAAACAGCCCCTCCCGCCGGGGCGAAATATTGGGAGAAAACCACAAAATCTCTTCTCGTTTCCGCGCCCCATCCGCATATGTGTCCATACGTACCGCGCGCCATCCCTGAAGTGTGTCGCGGTAAATCTCATGGTCGTAACCCGATATAACCACCATCCCTTTTACTCGCAACAGCGAGGCCAGCAGTTCCGAGTGATCCGCATCCGTCATCTCGTATGTGTATAGTCCGCCCTGCCTCGTGCTCAAAACGTAAGGGGGGTCAACGTAGAAAAGGACTCCCGCCCCGTCGACGTGACGAATTAAATCTAACGCTGGGCGATTTTCGACGTTCACGCCCTGTATCCGTTCGCAAAACCTAGCTATATGATTCGGGTAATTCCGCCAGTCCCCAGCGGGGGGAAGCCCGCTCCTGAACGACTTGCTCCTGTATCCGCTACGCCGATGTACCGAATCGCTCCCATGCCCCATAAACGAGCGGATCAATGCCCGCCGCGCCCTCTCCACCGTATCGTCGTTTCGTTCATACGCGAGCAAAAATTCCGCCCGCGAAAACGGAGTTACCCTGACCATCCGCTCCAGCTCCGCCGCAGCCTCCCTGTTTTGGAGCACCCGGAACACGTTGACTATCTCCCCGTCCAGATCGTTGACGATCTCGGCGTATGCCCTGGGTTTCTGGAGTAGCACCGATGCGGCCCCGGCGTAGGGTTCCACGTATACGCGATGCTCTGGGAAATGCGGAATAATCCGGCGGGCCAGGATCCATTTGCCGCCGGGATACCGCATAATCGGACGGCGGATCGGCGGGTGGGTTGTCATAATCGCGAGGCTTCCGCGAACAATGGCCCATTATCCGGCTCGGGTAGTACGGTTATCCGCCCCGTAAGCACGTACAAACGCTTCCGCCATGTAACTTTCATTCCCTCATACCCATAGTAAGGATGTTCGCGGTACGCCCATGCCGAGCCTTGATATTCATCTTCCGGCGCCAGCCGGTATGCCATGATGGCGCCGTCGCCTTGGTTTATTGCGCTCCCAACATTCACGTACATTCCCCCATCGAGGAGGAATGGGATACTCACCGTCCCCTTCATGGCGATCAGGTCCGCCGAGTATGATTTCGACACGTCCCCCTGTTTTTTCTTATCCTCGGAGCCGAAGGCCAGCCGCGACGCCGGGACATAAATCACCTTAGGTTTTACCTCCGGGATATCCCGTTTGGATGAGTGGTGTGATCCGTCATCGTCTTCATCCCCATCCAGAGAGCATCCCGTCATATCCGCGATGAACAGGTTCCACGCCCGTTCCCGCGCCAGATCGGGCAAGTAATCATCCATACCGTCATACCTTACCGTTGCTTCATCCGCCAATTCGGAGCCGTCAACTCTATTTCCTGAGTCATTTCCCGGATACGGCTAACCACCCGTTCCACGGCGATCACCGCGTTCTCCCGCGCCACCGCGTCATCGCCTGGACCCGTCACCAGCAGACGCCGCGTCAGCCGGGCCAGCGAATAATTGCTCGATATCCAGACGCACGTTTCCCCCCGCTCCTCGTACAGCCGCTGGATAAGCGTCTCCAGCGCCTCCACGGCCCAGGCTCCGGGGTTTTTAACCCCCAAGTCATCGATGAACAAAATGCCCGTCCGGGCGGTATAAACCAACTCAGATATCAGGTCGGCGTCCCCCCGCCCGGCTTGATATCCGGCCTTCAGCAGATCATAAAACCCCTGGCTATGCGTCCAACGGACGGGGATATCCGCCACCGCCGCCCGCCTGTACATCGCGGCGAACAACGACGTTTTCCCGCAACCGGAACCCCCATGCAGATACACGGACCGCCGTTTGGGATATGCGGAAAGCAGGTGATATTTAACGCCGACCATGTTCCCGAGGGGGGCGCCGGACCCTGAATTTTCCCATATCTCCCACCATTTCATCCCCCGCAGGCTGGTGGGAAGCCGCCCAATGGCGGACTGTATCCGCTGGTTTTTATCGCGGCATGCCTGGCAGACCAGAGCGGGTCCGACGTCGTTTCCCTCGCCTCCGCATTGTTTGCATGTCCGCACCGGCAGGTTCTCGGCGAAAATCCTCCCCGCCTCCGCCATTTCCTCCGGGGTGGCGCCCCCCCCCATGATCTCAGACGGTCTCCGCATGATTCCCCTCCAAAGCCTTTTCGAGTTTATCCAGAGCCGGGGTCGTCCCCCCGCCGTTACCGGCCGCCTTGGCCCGCTCTAGCACGCGCAAGCAGTTCTCCCTCCGGCCAAACACCCAATCGAAATCTGGGGAAAACGTCCCGTTTTTGAGCGTATAAGCTTTTTTGGCGACGTCCACCAAAACGGTCCAATCCCAACCCCCCAGGGTCAGTAGCCGCTTCAGCATCGACAACCGCCCCGGTGTCATTAAGCTCACTCCCGCCAACCCGCTCCCCTCCGCCATCGCATTCCACGCTTGCAGAATTTTCTGGCCGTTGTCAAAATCCCCAACCCCCCGCCCCCCCGCCCCCCGCGATGGATACCCGTCGCCGGATTTTCCCGGAGGGGGGGTAGGGGGGGGATCTTGTATATATGTCTCTGTCTCTGTCTCTGTCTCTGACTGCGGCAAGCGCCCTGACGCTAGAGTTTTGCTAGCGTCACGCGCTAGCGTCTTGCTAGCGTTATATTGGGGTTTTGTTGGTGTTTTGTCAGAGTTTTGCGTGTTGCGTGTTGGTGTTTTGTCAGAGTTTTGCGTGTTGCGTGTTGGTGTTTTGTCAGAGTTTTGCGTGTTGCGTGTTGGTGTTTTGTTGGTTTTTTTGTTAGTTTCTTGTGTGTCTTGCGCGTCACGCGCATCACGCGCTAGCGCCTTGCTAGCGCCTGACGCTAGAGTTTTGCTAGAGCCACGCTGGCGATTTACCTCCACTGGGTCGCTAGCGTCATGGTATGGCACCAGCCATTTCCGGGCCGCCAGCATCTCCAGGTCGGGCTTCACTTTCATCCCCAGCTTTCCCTGAAGCCACCGGGCGTCGTTCATTATTTTGTTGTTACTTCGGGCCGCCTGCAGGAATAACCCCATCAGGGCCGCCTTCTGCGCGTCCGGGAGCGCGATGTACCGCTCCTCATCCAAAAGGGCGGTATGGAGTTTTATCCATGGCGGGTTCCGCTGGCGGTAATGCTGAAACTCCGCGAACTTCGCCACGCTCCAGAATTTTGGATTAGCCACAATCCCTCTCTCCCTCTCCAGGTGATTTCTCCTCGATCACCTCCCCCGTCTCCATGTCCACCATGTCCCCGCCTACCTGGCTGGCGTTGGCCAGGCGGTTCTTCAGATTCGCCGCCCGGTCCGCCGTCTTTCCCTCCAGCATGGCCGCCGGCGGGGCGTCCATTTCTATCACCCCCGCCTCCACTTGGTCATCCAGGCTGGCCGCGTCTTGGGCCTCCACCGCCTGGGGCAGGTATTTGCATAGCCGTTTCAGAACGGTTTTTCTCGCCATTTCGGCGTAATGTGTCGCCCACGGGCCGTCATCCTTGGCCTTCGACCCGGCCCGGATTTTGTCGACGTCCTCACGGGTCATCACGTCGAACTGATATCCCCCCCCCTTGAGCCGGGCCACGGCATAGGCCGCCACGATCTCCCCCCTGTCGCCCCCGGCGGGCACGTGCCGGAGCTTTTCCTCGATCCCATATTCGAACTCAAACACGTCGCGGGCGTGAACCACCTGGGCGGAAATGGACACGATCTCACCACTCCGCCGTGCCAGTACCAGTAATCCTTTGTACCCAATCTGGAACTGGACCTCGTACCTCTTCGTTTTCCCGTTGTAATAGGGGATCAGGTACGCCCGCCCCAGGTTCCCGTCCGGCTCCAGCCCCAGCTGGGCGCTCTGCATGATGGCGCCGAGCAGGCTTTTTGTGTCGCACTCCATGAGCCGGGGGGTTTTCTGGATGGCGGTAAGGGACACCCGGATCAGACGGTTGATGTTAAGGTGTTTTGGCGCGGCCATCTCCATTTGCCCCTTCACCCGATCCAGCAAGTCCCGGATGGTGTTCATCGGGCTGGCGGCGGGGACAGACGCCCCCCCGTTCGGTTTTTGCGGCGCCTGTGCCTGTGTCTGTGTCTGTGTCATGGTTTTCTCCTTCCAATTAATACCGCGCCGACGCGGCGATTGTTTCTTTTTGATAAAACTCCACGCCAGGCACTTTCATGGCGCCTTTGGAGCTTTTGGCTATGGCGGTGAGCATCGATTCGTTCACGAGCATGTAATCTTTGGGTAGTAGCCCGATATCGAGCACACGCCAGGTCCAGTCTTTCCTCACGCTCACCCCCGCCGTTTTCGGCGGTTCGATTTTTGCCACAATTACCATGGCTTGAGCCGACGCGGGGGCGCTAAATATCTCCTCGGCGGCCCGCTCATCGCCCGCCGCCAAGGCGGCGTCCACCCGTTTCAGCCGGGCTTCCTCCGCCGCCTTGTTGCGCACCTCCTCTTCTTTCTTTAGCCGGGCTTCCTCCGCCCGGCGCTCCGCCTCTTTGCGTTGGCTGAATTCCAGCATGCCCTTTTTCAATCGCCCCTCCGCCGACTCCAAGTCATCCTGGGGTTTGGCGAAAAGGGCCATGATCTTCTTCTTCGACTCGTCCAACGGGCGGGTTAACGATTTGCGTAATTCCTCCAAATCACGCGCCCGGCCCTTTATGCGGGTGAGCAATTCCCCCGCTTGCCGGTAATCATCATCGGTGGCGATGGCCACCACCGCGTTGGCGAGAGACGCCATCTCCAACGCTTTTTCCTTAGCCTCTTCCAATTCCATAGTCGTCACCATTCTCCATACGCCGTTACCGTCAACCTCTTTGTCGCCGGGTTCCATGTCGCCCTGCCCGATCCCGTTCTGATTTTCGCGCGCCCATCCATGGCGTTTATCAGCGCCTCCTTTTTATCCGCCAATAAGAATTCGGAATCATTGCAAATTTTTTTGACCTCGATATAGCTATCGAGGGCGGAGACTAAAACCGCATCGGCCCGGCAATCGATAATCTCTCCAGCCTCGGCGGGATCCAACGCATGGTTTGGCGCCATCATGGCCACCTCCAGCCCCAAGCACGTAATCGCCCAGCGGCACGAGCCGCATCGCTTATCGCCGGGCGTCAGCGCGTCCGGCGCCGAACCGGTCTCCACTCTTTTCCAAAACGCCGTCTCCGCCTCGATAATCATGGCGATCATTTCATCATCCCTACGTACTTCCATTGTGAGGAACTCCCACCCCTCCGCCCACAGGATGGCGAACGCGCCCCACGTGAGGTCGTAAATCACTAAATAGTGTTGCATCTGGAGGATCCACGCCTCCGGCAGTCCAGATTTTTTGAGATGAAGGAACGTCCGCATCGCCGGACATTTGATTTCGAGAACGCCCTCATAACCTGTCTCGCGCCGGGTTATGAGCCGATCTGCGTTCCCTCGTAAGAACGGGTGCGAAGCGCCAACAGCCGGGACTGCCTTCCAAATCACGTTTTTGGTCGTCGAGGCATACATATTGGCTATTACTTGTTCCATCGCCCTTCCCCGTTCCATATGGGGGTTGCGGGTCTCCGGCATATCCGGCGCCTGCCCCCGTTTGACGTACCAAAGCCTCCGGGCGCATCCATACGGCTCCAGGTTGAGCAAGTCCGCCACGTCAGACCCGCCAATCCCCTGGCGGCGCCATTCATGCCATTCCGCCGTGTGCTCGATCATGCCGTCCTCGCCTCTCCAAATAACCCCAGTTGATTCTCCGGGACGTAAAAACGCCCCGCCGGTTCCCACCCCACGCAGACCATCCAGTTGACCTCCGGAGGTCCCAGCTTCCACCCATCCTCTACGGAGCCGACGTCGTCCTCGAACTCCTCGTTGTGGCACACCGCGTCAGCCCGTCCGCACGTCCCGCACCACATAGTTTCCCAAATCAGGTATTCAGCCCCGTTGGAGGGCTTTATCGGCGGGTTGCCCCGGCACTCCTCTTGGGATCGTTTCAACCTATCGATCAGGTTCATCAGGTTCGCGTTCCCTTATTTCGCCTTCGGATTCAGCCCCATGAACAAGGGGACGCCGGTGTTCTCCCTCACCTCCACAGTGATCCTCAAGAACGCCTCCTCCACCCGTTTCTCGGCTTCCACAATCTCATACCAGATGGCTAGCCTCCCCTCCTGCAACCGGTGCCGTAGCCGGGCGGTGACCCAAGACGGGTCCTCCCCCTGGAATATGGGGAGAAGAAGGGTAAACTCCCTGGGGATTTTCACGGAGCCAGGGGCGCCCTCCTTGTTCTCGTAGGCCAGGGATACCGATCCATCGCTCTGCCGGATCGACTTGGAGTATCTCATCTCCCGCGACGTCTCAAAATTCTCCGCCAGGGAGAGCATCTCCGCCGCCGGCGGTTGATGAAAATCCAGAATCCGGGACTCCACGTGGGCCGCGAATTCCTCCTGGCTCATAGTTACGCTATTCATGCGCATCCACACCTGATAGCCGACGTCCAGATTGGGTTCGTACACCGCGCCGTAATCCCCCCACCCCGCCTCTCCGTT